TGTATTGCTAGGGTTGATAAGGCTTAATAGGTCTTTCACTAGCGCAATGCGCCCCTGGATGATGTTGATACAAACGGGGTCACGTTCAATATTCTCCAAATCATCGCGGTAACTTTCCCGCGCACGAATAAGCCATTCGACTAAAATCTGCATCTGCTCGGATTGGCGCATCGCGCTGAGTTTGGTGCAAAGTTGAATGATCGGGACTTCTTCAAACCGTCTCATCGCCTTCGCCCCCTATGAGTAGTCGCTGGTTTAGAGGGACGGGTGGGAGGGGCTTTGGTCGGAGCCGCACCTTCTTCCGGCTGGGGCAATAGGTGGGGATGCCGTTCAAGCGGGTTATGCGCCGGTTCAAATGGGCGATTCCCCATCTCATGCCCAATCTGGCTGGCTTCGTTGACGTTGCCAAGGTGCGCCATGTGGTCTTCTTCTGCCATGGCACCCGTGATCGCCGGGGTATTGATGTTGTAAATCTGGTTGGCGAGTTGCATATAAGCCAGCCGCAGGGGGCTATTCTCTGGGGCTTCCTTGACCAGTTCGATCACCGCATCCTTGAGTGGCATCTCTGCCCGCAGTTTCGGCTGGGCCTGGACACTGGCCTGGATGCCAGCATTGTAAGCGGCATTCTTCTGGGCTTCCGCAGCCTTCTTCTGCTGAATTTCCAGATATTCGGAATCAGAATAGACCAAATCCTCATTTACCAGACCACTATAGCGCAGGTAACTGTTGAAGAAATTGGACATCTTCAAGCGGTCTGCTTGTTCCGGCAGGTTGCCGATGTTCTGGAGCAAGAGTTGCATAGCTTCAGTCAGGGATTCCCGCGCCAGCAAGCCCTTCACCCCATGAGCGGTAACCCGGTATGCGCCCTGAATGGCCGGGTCTTTGGAGAACATCTGGAAGAACCGGATCTTCTTCTGAGTGCTGGGAACGATATAGTTGGCTTCAATATTGTAAACAGCAGTTTTGAGCGTGGTCAGCGCATTGTTCCACTGGAGGTTCGCGCCACCGAAGGTCCGGTTATGGGCACCTTCGGTTGAACCATTCAGGAACTTGGGGAGGCCAGTCTGTTCATCCGCAAGCCGTTCCTCATTCTGCTGAATTTGCAGCATCTCCGCGAATTCATAAGTGGGCATGAAGAACTCGATGGGCTTCATGGTGGTGCCGATCTTGCCCCGAACACCCCAAATCTTACGGGGAGCAATCTCCAGGACAGTGGTGATGTCTGCCAATTGGTCTACATCCACCATCATCTGTGGGGCAACGCACATAGCCATGGCATCCATCAGTGCTCGTTCACACCCCTGAATGCCATCATGTTGATCGAACATCATCTCTGCAACGCCAACACCCCAGATCGAGTTGGTCGCAATGGAGTAGGGCACAAAGTAGAAGGGAAGCCGCTCATTATGCAGTTCGCTGATGGCTACCTTGATAACATCATTGCCCATCACCCAAATCTGAGCCACCAGCCGACTATCCATCTGCTTCCTGGTGATTCCTTTAATACCATTATCAGCAAGATCCTTGCCGGTCAGATAGCCCCACCATTGAAAGCATACGAACCGGCCATTGGGTACCGTCTGCTGGGGTTGTTTGTTTAAACTATTAACCGATGTTTCCCAGAAAGTCGGTTGCCAAATCCCATTAGGATGCTTCTCTAAAAGGTCTTTGATTTTCTCTTTATCAAAGGTGGGGTCATCCATCATCCCCATGACCTGACCCTTGCCTAGCGGCATCCGCCAGATCATAAACCGAGCCATTTCAACCGTGGTTGCACCGGGGTCCGGGTAAATATCCAGAGGGCAAATGCGTTCCATCTGGGGCAGATATTCATCAAACAGCCCCATGTCGATCATCTGCTTCAGTGCCTTCTTATTGAAGGGCTTCTTTTCTACCGGGGTCCAAACGGATGAGTCTTCTTCCTCATCCTCTGCGGGTTCTTCCGATATTTCAGAATTCTGAATGGCCAGCGGCCCCATGACAATGCCGGTGCCGAACACCACCAGATCCCACAGAACCAACAGCAACTTATCCGTCAGGCGAGTATAATCATCGCCTTTCTTGATTTTTGCGGTTAGCCTATCAGCCTTCTTCCCGGCTGCCTGGAATAGCATGTCCCGAATTTGGTCAACTGGGGTGCCCTTCTGGAGCAACCCCCACGCTGCCTTCGGGTCCATCGCTTCTGGGTCTGGGTCAATAGTGAAGCAATCCTGCCCAGGAGGGCAAACAATAGGCATCAAAAGAGCAACAGCGGTCTGTAGTTTGGGCCTAGTGGAGTTTACTGCTGCTTGGCTAGTTGTTGATTCTGAACTATCGTCCAGTAAATAATATGCACGGCTGTTAAATAGTGCCCGCAGAAAGACTTGCTGTTCCTGGAAAATGCGGGCTGAAGATGCCATTTGGAAATCGTGCATCACTCTTACTGCAAGGGTTTCACCATCCCTACCGCCACCACCATACCCCTCAACTACTGATGGGGGGGCAGACGGTTCTGATATTAATGAAAGCCCTTGGGGCATCTATAATCTCCATCCCCCAGTGTGGTGGGCATAATATGCCGTGTCAAGAGGGGGATGAGGAATTAAAGCCCTACCCTACGGTTCTTCGGTGTCCATTGGACAATTTTAGGGATTGGCTTAACAGTGGTGGTTCCTGGGACTCGCGCTTGGTCAAGGGCCATGATTGCATAACGGAGTGCGTCAATCGTATCATCGTGACGTTCTGTTACCTTCATTGCCCCATTCTTCGCCTTTACCATGCGATATGCACCCATTTGCTTAATCAATTCCCTACAAGTAGAGAATATAAACAGCCGTTTCTCTGCAATCATTTCATTAATCATATGGATGGATTCAAAGACAGATCCACCTTTAGTGATGGCATCCGCAATATCTAACCCATCTTCGCGGAACATATCAAATACGCGCTTACCATCAGTGGGTGATCTTCGATGTGAGCTAGTATCAATCTTAAATTCAATATCACCCCATGCCCTTAATGCTGCGGAGTGGACCCCTGGCAGATTCCCAGATCGCAGGTATTCTCTGTAAACATATACAGTTGGAGGTTCATTCCTATTTATATATTCCAACGCCAATGCAACCGCACTGGTCCCATGCTCAAGCCCAACATCTAGCCCACCAATCCTAGGCCAATGTGGCTCCACTTCAAATGGATCAATCACATAATCATCCCTACTGAAAGCAAAGATGCGCCCTTCCCCAGACCCAGATCGTCCATACAACCGGCTTTCCTGCATCCAAAGTGGCATGGTTTTCTTATGCATTTCGATTTCAGCAGGGTCCAGGGTCTTGTTCTCCTCCATGTGGAACTCGTAATGGCTACAGTAATCAGATGACATCTTGTCCAGCATATCTAGCATTTCTGGTTCTTCATCCTTGGGGTAGTAAGATGCAATGATGTAGCCTTGGTTGTCGATCAACCGCATCTGAACTTCAACAAACACATCTATATCCGGCTGTTCATCAAACCACGCCACCTTCCACGCGAACCCTTGGAACTTGGCTGCGCCCTGTTCTTTAACCATGAACTCAACTCGACAAATCCCACCAGATGCATGTTTTACTAGAACCCAATCCAGGCATCCATTGGTCCCTGCCCGCCACGCATAGTCAACGATCAAATCCTTGGGAATGTAGCCAGTTCCAATCTCATGTGGCTCACCCATGAGTTTGACCTGTGCCGATTTACGCATTTGCTCTGTGCTGATTGAGATGACACCATAGATGAAAGACTCAGTAAACCTCAGCCCACACCACCATTCTGGGTAAATCCCGGTGATATGACAAGCCATCGTGAAAGCACAGCACTCCGATTTCCCAGCCCTGTTCCCGCCTCTTACATCCACAATCTTGTGTTTATCCGCATGAATCGCAACTTGGTGATCCTGTGGCTCATATTGGTATAATTTGCCCTCTCGTTTGCGGGATGCCAATGCTTCAATAGCCTCAACCGCTGCATCCGCCTGGGCCAGAGACATCTGATCCACCAACGCATCCAGTTCTGCTTCGGTAAACTTGCGTTTTTCGCCAGCCACTTGCACCCCCGCTTAAAGAACTTACACTGAAGTTGACCCGTGGTGGGTCGAGAATGCCCAGTTCCGGGCGCAACCAACCAGAGAAGGAAAGCCATGCAGACCGTCCAAGAAAAACTGAATATCAAGTACCACCGAATCATTGGCAGCGGGACCATCCAGACCCCTGGCCATTCCACTCTGGCTGAAGCCGCTGTGGTTCTCCCGCCCCAGGCATTTGCCGATGGCCCCCACGGGGAAGTGCTCGGTGAGCATGTTGACCATATGGAGGGCCACGAAAAGATGCTGGATGCCCACGCCAAGGAAGGGCATCTGGGCAAACACTTTACCCATACTTTCCATGAGATGACTACCCAGGAAGGCTCCGGTATTGATCATCCCGGTGAGTATGACTACAACGAAATGTCCCATCCGCACGAACTGCGTGGTGACGGTGCGAGACACAATCCGCATCACCCCAAGCATCCTCATCACAGCCGAAGCCACAAGACTCC